GGGTCGCCTGGCCATCCGTCCACAGCATCGATGGCCAGGCGACCGCGGCGGGCTGCTCACCCTCCTCCGCCCGCTATCCTTTTGCGACAGCCTTTTGCAACGCTGAAACCCGCGGAAACGCTGGACCGTTGCGGTGTTGCAGAAGGTTCACCTTGTGCAACGACGAGGCTGGCTAGTTTTGTTTCAGCTAGCCTCGCCCTCGATATCTTCGGGACCGACAACACCCGTCACGAGGAGCACCGTGCCTGTCGTCTCTACGTCGTGCTTGACCCGGTCACCATATATAGAGGGTGCCAGCTTGCCCGCAGCCCACCTGCGCTGGTCGAAACGGACGCGAGCGCGAGCCGGGTCTGTCTCGGTGTCGACTATCTCCCGCGTCTCGTCCGCAAACCTGTGAGCCTGGGCAAGACGCGCGCGGGCGTAACCCTCGGAAAACTCATGATCTCTGTTCAGTGCAATCCAGGAATATATCGTATCCTGATTTGGCATTTCTGGATCACGGCATATCTGCAGGACGCTCTCGCCGTTCGCCATTCTGCAACAAATCTCGGCGCCCAACACCTTGGTGTATATCGACGGACGACCGCGTGGCCGCTTCGGCCTCGCAACAACAACAGCCTTGCCGTTCGCCTTACGTGCCATCAGAAATGCCGGGAATTCAGCCACATATCTGGTGCTGTGGCATAACTGTTATGGCTCATAACATTTAAGGTGGGCAAAAACCGTGCCAAGTGTCAACGCGCCTCACTACACAATCCCGTTACTATGATCTGGATGCCCTGCGCGTGCCAATTTCGTGCCGCCTGGTGACAGGCTCCGATCGACCGCCCGACACCGCGCCAGCTGTGCACGTGCCGTTCCGTCAGCGGATAGACCAGTGCCCTCGCTGCAACGATCCTGCGCAACACGTAACGGTCAGTTGGGATCAGGCTAAGCCAGCCCCACGCCTCGTCCATCCGGTCGATGGCGGCCGCCGACGGCACTGCAGGCTGCACCGGCTCCGGCTCCCAGCCATAGGCCTCGTGCGCGTCGCGCACGGGCACGGGCAGCCCACAGTGATATCCGTTCGGCCGACCCGACCCGACACGCAGCGACATCAGCGACATGCCGGCCTCCTCCAGTCTGGCGATCACGCCCGCCGCATCCAGCGCACCGGGGGCCGCACAGGACGGCGCCAAGGCTGCGGGGGCCATCACCCTACCTCCAGACCGCTGGGAGCCGCTGGCGGTGCCCCCGAAGATGGCGCCGGGGGTGATTTGCCGGCCTGGTGCGCGCCGTCCGGCATTGCGGTGAATTTGACGAAGGACGCCCGGCCCCGGTCCGGCTCCACCACCGTCAGCCCCGCCCACCGGTGCAGGCTCCGGCCGCTCATCGCCCGGGTGCCGCCCTGCCAGGCCTCCCACGGCTGGTCGGGACAGCCCAGCTCAACGAGGAGGCGCGCCAGCTTGCACGATGGCTCGCCCCTGGTGGTGACGATGCGGGGGGCCCCGTCCCACACCGTGCCGGCCGAATAGGTCGGCGCACCGGTGCCGCGCGGCGGTATCTCCGCCAGCTCCATGCGGATCATCGCGCACCACCGACGCCGGCCAGCAACCGCCACAGCCGCACCGGGCCGCGCTGCCGCTGCCCCGGTCGCCAGATCGCCGCACGGGTGCCGCGCGGCACACCGACCGCCACCAGCTGCCGCGCCAGGTGCTGCAGCACGTGCGCCAGCTGCTCGTGCGGCTCGGTGGCGCATGCCCACAGCCGCTGGCCGTGCAGGTGCGTCTCCGCCCGCGGCGGATCGAGCGAAACATGCAGGTTGATCATTTGAACGACACCACGCCGATGGCGAGGTTACCGACGGCACCGATCAGCTTCCGCACGAGCGTTTCAACCGCCCCCAGGACCTGCTCCTCGGACACCTCGTCACGCCGCGCCATCTCGCGCAAACAAACCCCAACGAACAGCATTATGCCATCCAGCCGCACAAATTCGTTGATGTCTCGCAATACCTCGTCGTTCTGGATCGCCAAGCTAAGCCGCTCCGCCACCTGCACCAGCGCAATACCGTGCTCCGCCGCCGCGTTCAGCTCCGCCACCGTCTCGTCGCTCGTCATGGTTCACCCTCCCCGTGGATTGGATCTGCACTCACCAGCGCATGCGCCGCCGCCTCGTCGCGCTGCGTGACACGGTCGATGCGCGCGCCCGGCCACATGCGAAGAAAATCCCCGACCATGCGCGGCAGGCACTGCGCCACCTCGGCGAGCGTCCACACCTCCCGCTCACGCCCGTCGCCTACCACCAGGCCCGCCTCCGCCCGCGTCCGGACGATGGCGACAACCGTGCCGTCGTCGCGCGCCACCTCCCACACATCCGGCACCAGGTGTTGATGCCCGGCCAGCCTGGCCTCCGCCTCCATAGCGGCCAGCCCCTGCCGCAGCGGCGCGGCGAGCGCTTCGACAAGGCGCACGTTGCCCGCCGTAATGGCGTCCTGCCACCGGATCATGCCGCACCGCATCGCGAGCCGCGTGCCATCCGACACGAGCATGGGCAGCCTGCCGCAGCCCCAGCGCCGTTCGACCTCGCGCCATGCGTGGTCGATGCCGGCCACCACCGCCGTGATGCGCTCTCGCGCGTCCGGCGATTGGGCACCCTTCGCCGCGGGTTGGGCTGATGCCGGGCGTGCCATGCCTAAAACCGCTCCAGCGACGGAGCGACGCAAGGCGCCGCTGTACACAGCCCGGGACATACTGCGCATATGTGTGTGTGTGTGTGTACACGCGTGTACGCGTACGCGTGCAGGGGGTCCGCCCGTGGCTGTAGCGTCTCCTTGCGTCGCTCCGTCGCTGAGCGACGATAAGCGACGATAATTCGTGAACCAGAAACACCAGCGAGCGACGCAAGCGACGCTAAAACCGGACGCCGCAACACAGCGACGCTGAGCGACGCTAAAATCGGAACCTTTGGCAGCGACGCAAGCGACGCTAGACCGGAGCGGCGGAAAGCGAATTTCAGGCGCCGCAACACAGCGACGCTGAGCGACGCTGATTTCCGCACGTCAGTCGACCACATGAAAATGGCTCCTTGTCTCAACCGTGGGTTTGACCCGCACGCCTACGAAGCCCCGGCCGCGGAACAGGCCGCAGTCCTTGTCCCGTCGGTAACCGCGTCGCTCCATGGCCGGTGCAAACCACCGCATCGACCTCGCCGGCTCGCCGCGTGCCTCTGCCCACGCGGACCAGCTGGCGAACAGGACGCCCTGCGCGTCGCCCAGGTAGTCGGCTTCGTCGCAGCACTCCGCCACCCACTGGCCGAGCTGGTCTTGATCCGCGAAATATTCATCCGTCGCAGCGGTGACGACGCGCGGCCGCATCAGCCCCGACTGTTGCCACTTCAAACACCCTTCGATCAGCCATCGGAGGATGCCGGCCGCCTCGCCGAGCAGCCGGGCTGGCAATTCCTTGTCCACCACCGTCGGGACAAACAGGAACGTGGCCAGGTCGACGCGACGCCGTGCCGCGGCATCGACATTGCGCAGCACCGGCTTGTGGTTGCCCGACATCGTTATTTTGAATTCAGGAACGTAAGTAAAAAAATCCTTGCACATGAACCGAGCCGTTATCGGATCGCCTCCAGTCACTGCCTTGATTTTTGCCTCCTCCCAGCTTCTCCCCTCCTCCGTCTCCGTCGCCAGCACCAACCGCGCCCCGCGCAACATCGCCAGGTCGGCCGGGTGCTTGCTGCCGAATGTCGACGCTGTGAACGTATCGAGTGAAGCCACTACGGAATACCCGCCAAAGATGGCATTCAGTAAGTTAAGCAACACCCCTTTGCCGTTTTTCCCAGGCCCATACAGGAACAAAAGACACTGCTCTGTCGTTATTCCGGTCAAACAATATCCGCCCCACCGCTGCAGATATTCCATTACCTCGCGGTCACCCATGGTCGCCTGCTCAAGGAACGCGAGAAAATGCGGGCAATCGGCGGTGTCGGCCGGGGTGACGCTGGTGCATTTGGTGATCAGGTCCGTGGGTCGTGCCGGCCCCAGCAGGCCGGTGCGCAGGTCGACGGTGCCACCTGGTGTGGCGAGCAGCCAGGGGTCGCGGTCGAACACGTTGACGGCGACGGACACGGCGCGGTCGGCGCGTGACAGGCGTTCCACGGCGCCGATGAACCGGGCTGAGCCGACACTTACCGGGTCCGCGTCAGGCGTCCGCACCGACGTGCCGCGCGCCAGGTCGAAAGCCAGCTCGGTGCGGTCCTCCGCCCATATGTAGCCGTTCCAGGCGTACCACCGCCCGGTTTCGTGGCAGTAGCGCAGGCGTTCGCCGTGCTCGACGACGAAGGCCTGTGCAACCTTGTGCTCTGCGGGCTTGGGCTTGGGTGGTGCTTTCTCCTTGGCCGGCTTGGGCGGGGGCTGGTTGACAGAAGCGTCGGTTTTTCGGGTTTGGTTGCCCTGCTCCTCGTCGCTCTGTTCGCCCTGCTCGCCGTCCCCGTCCACATCGGCCGACGGGATGCCGAACGGCTCCGGCCGCACCCAGCCGACCTGGCGCGCGTGAAAGAAGATGGTGCCGGCCCCGGCCGTGCGCGGTGGCGGCGCCGGTCCGCGCTGTGATGAACAGATGCGCGCCCAGGCCGCCAGCGTCTCGTTGGCGTTGTATTTGCCTGACTTTTGGGACCAGGCGTCCCAGGCGTCAAAGCCCCGGGCAGATCCGCCCCAGGCGTGCCAGCAGGCATAGCCGCGGGCGATCCATGCCGCATACGAGGCATCATCATTTGCTGATGCCGCCATGGCTGATGCCAGCGCCACCGGGTTGGCCTGTGGCACGCCTGGCGCCCCTGCGTCGGTCGGGGGCGCCAGGTGCACGGACGCCAGCCCCTCCGCCTCCGCCGCGGCGCGTAGCTTGTCGAGCGCATCGGCCAGGTGCAGCTCCGTATCAGGGTTGTACTCCACGATGGTCGACAGCACCGGATTGGTCGGGTCTTTCAGGTTCCAGGAACCCGGCCACCTGTAAGGGTGCGCCACCGGCACGCCGGTGCGGTCGGAGCCGCACAGCTGCGCCATCAGCTGCCGCGCCTCCTGCAGCATGGCCAGCGCCTCCGCCCCCTCCGCCGCCTCCGATAAGCGCCAGTGGTGGTGACCTTTGCGCTGGAGCTCGCCCGTCTGCGGGTCGGCCCAGATCGAGCCGGACCGCGTGCCGACGGTCGGATGTCCCAAAATGCTGCACAGTTTGAGGCGGCTTGCGTCGGGGTGCTCGTCCATTTCCGCCGACAGCGTCAGCCCGGCCGCGACATCGGCCGACCGGGCCGACGTCGGGCTGTGGAACACGCAGACCGGCGGCGCGAACACCGCCGGCGCCGTCGCCATGGCGCAGTCCGCTGCTCCCGCGGCGGCGGCATCAACCACTACCGGCAGACCGGCGCCGCCGAGCACGATGCCCCGGATGAACAGCGGCGCCTTGCTGCGGTCGACCTGGTCAAACCCCCGCAGCGACACATAGGCGCCGTCTGTTGCATATCGGAATAAAGCCGATACGAAGCGCTCCAGCTCCGCACGATCACACGGAAACGGCAAATTGGTCGACATCGACGTGATCCGGAACGAGACAGCCTAATACGGGATGCGGTCGAAATCGGGCATTACGCCGGCCGCAGCCGGGTGGCCTGGCGGCGGACCAGCGGGAAGCGTCTGCTGTGGCGGCGGGTATTGGACGTGCTGGGCAAAGGCCGGTTGTGGGATGCCGGGCGCGGCGCTCGGTGCCGTGGTGTGGGCGCCTGGCTGATAGGCCGGGGGCGGCGGAGGAGGAGGAGGAGGAGGAGGGGCGGCCTGTGCGGTGACCCTGGCATCATATTGCCGTGGCGCCGGTGCCCCTACCGTGCGCTCTCCGAAGGCCTCCGTACGTTCCGCCCAATTGACAATGCTGAACACCGGTCCCCAATACGTTGACGTGCCCTGCTTGGTTTTGATGACGGTAGCGGCGCTGCCATCGGACGCGACGACGGGCACCAGGCCGCGCGCCGCCTCTGGCCTCGACAGGAAATCGTCGAACAGCGCTTCGACCGAATTGCGCACGGTCTTGGATGTGGCGGCAAAATAGTGCGCGTCGCCATTGCCGAATGTGCGCGGGCTGGCAACCTTGATCCGGAACCCCGGCAAGAAGGATCGGCGCGCCGCCTCGCCTGGCTTGACCGGCGCCATTTCCTCCGGCTGCGGCGGCAGCTGGTGGCCCAGCGGGACCAGCAGGAACGACGGCGGGCTGCTGAAACGTATATAGCCAATCTCGATACTTCCGAAATCCACCAGCATGGAAATCTGTTTGAACGGCTCGCTTTTCTCGTCCTCCCAGGCGCCGTCCTTCTGTACGCGGCGCGCTATCTGCCAGAACCCGACGCGCGCGTCATACTGCACGCGGTCGAGGTATTCACCCGTTCCGCCTCCGGAACCATCGGGGATGTTGAAAGGCACTGTGTCCTCCTCAGACTTTCGGGTGGATTGCTACGCGTACCAGTTGGACGGTCGGCCGACCTGTGGAAAGCAGAACAGCCTGCTAGACCGTTTCATCATCGCTTCAACATACGTCGCGGCGTCGACGCGTACGCCCCAGTGCCAGACCTCGAACAGGCGCGACACGTGCACCGGGTCGGCATTTGATGGCCCCGTGCTGGCGCCATCGATCTCGCATGACCACTGCCCGTGGACGAGGCTGATGCGGGCGGGCACGAGCACGCGCGCCGGCATCGTATCAAACAGGAAGTGCCCAGCCTCCGGCAGGTCGACGCGCCGCGACGGCTCGGCCTGCCGGTCCGTCATTTGGCGTGCACCATCAGGCTGGGCGCGCAATTCGTCGTCTCGGTGCCTGGCACCGGGCCCAGCTTTGCTGCCTTGTTGATTTCCGCCATGTTCGGCGCCCGGGTGACGCGCACCAGCTCAGGCGGCAGGGCGTCAATGTCGGTCACCAGGTAGCGCGGTCGGCCCCGTGTGATCGCTACGGTGAATTCCGGAAACTCCCAGCCGTCCAGGTCGAGCGCCGTCATCATCGACAGCGCCAGGGCGCGCAATCTGTCGTACCTGACCTTGTATCTTGCCTTGCGTTCGGACAGCTCGGCGATGCGTTCGTCGCAGCCGTCGCCGGACCTTTCGGCCTCCTTGCTCGCGCGGACCACGGCGCACAGCAGGTCAAGCACCGGCGTCTCGGTATCGAGCGCCATCATCAGTGCCTGATGGTCGCTGGTGATGTCGGCCGACAGGGTTTCGACGAAGGTTTTGGCCTGCGACATGGCCGCGGCGATCTGGTAGCCGGATGGCGGCTTGGCCATCAATACATGACCCGCGCGCGCAGGGCGGCGACCCGCGCCAGTGCCTGCGCCGTCGGCCGCTCGGCGCGCGGTTTGCTGGTTTTCTTTGGCGGCGGTGCGGTCAGCCTGGCGAGTAGCCTGGCGTCGCGTTCGCTCGGCAGCATCGTTACCGACCGTAGCGGGATGCCCCAGCCGATCAGTGCGCGCTCTACCTCGGCGACGGAGTTGGCGCACAGCCAGCCGCCACCGGCCGCCACGATCTGCGCCCCCATCGCGCGCTGGCCCGGTCGCGGTGTTGCGCGGCCTACTTTCAGCTCGATTGTTCGGAACCGGCTGTCCCACAGTAGGATGATGTCCGGCACGTCAGCCTTGACGCCGCGCTCCTTGCGCCTGGCGCCCGCCCTGATGCCCATCTTGCCCTGCCCGGCATCGACACTCGTCCACCAGCTGTCGACAGGCATGGCTTGCGAGAGGTAAACCGCTACCGCTGTTTGCAGGGTGTGCTCGCCGTGTCTCATTACGCGCATTCCTCGAATAGCGGCGGCGGGGAAATCTGTTAGACCGTTGGCGGGTATCGGTGATTTTTCGACGGTCGGGAACAATGGCCACAAGCTTGCGCACATGCCCCCTTGTCGTTCCGTTGGGGCATTACTCTATTACCGTATGGCATGACTGTGCCGACTAGGCCGGGGGTCTATTCTTTCCGTTCAAGGACGGAAAAGGTGATTTCCCGCATGCCACGTAGCTGCGCTAACGAAACGATTTTATGCCAGTATCTCGGCGGTATTCCACGCTTCGGCCAGTGCAGGCACCGGCCGGCTGATGAAAAGCCCAGATGTCTGCACAGCTTTGTCGGTCCTCCGAGCCGATTGACGATTTCGCCGTGTTTCATCCTGGTGACTTAATGCCAACCTGGCATTGCGTGCAACCGGGAATTTCTATTGTTACGTGTGGAGGTGCTACTGGTGGTTGACCAAAACGAACGAAGGGTTTTGATGAAAGCAACGGGAAGAAGATTGTACATGCTTCGTAGTATTTTCAGACTATCGCAATCACGTGCTGCATCTATGTGTAATCTAAGTCAATCAGGCTGGGCGAAATTTGAAAATGGAGATCGTTCCCTAGATTGGATGTATGCTATAGAAATTTCGTATGTTTTCCGGGTTTCGCTTGATTTCCCTTACCTTGGGCGGCCGGGCGGCTGCGACCCGGATTTGCTCGTGAACCTCTGCAAACTCGCTCCTGATCTGGTGTCGCCGGCGCCTGTCGCGGGTCCCGGACCCGAGCGGCAGGAAACCATGGAATGTCAACCTGCAGTCTAAAAAACCTACGATCCACCTAATACCTCCGGTTACATTTGGCGATATAGTTGTCGACGTACCCGGGTTTGTTCGGACCGGATTGCAGCGAATTCAAGTACAATCTGGGCTGATTTGATTTTTATACCGCGGATCGTGTCGATGCGGTGCGTCTCGGCTGGTGCGACACGTCCCGATTTGCGCAGGCGCGCGTTGCCGGTTTGCCCTATTTCGGAGCGAAGTTAACCGGAGGGCAAGCCGGTTAAACCAGCTTGACACCATATGCGCAAAACGCGCATATGGATCGGACGGGCAATGACGCCCGACAGGACCATGCAAGCCATGCCTCCGATTGTAACCGTCGACATCGTCAAGACCACCGCCGGCCAGCAGGTGCGCGTGGTGTGCCCGTACAACGAGTTATGGGCGGCCCGCGCCAGGCAGCTGGGCGGCGAGTGGGACGGCGCGGGCCGCGCCTGGCGCTTCGATGTGCGCGACCTAGACCGCGTGCGTGTGGCGGCCATGGAGCATTATGGCAGCGACGGCGTGACAGACGACGTGGTGACGCTGCGCGTGGAATTCGCCAACAACGCCGCATCGAAGGATCGCGCCTCGTTCTCGGTGTTCGGTCGACCGATTGCCCGCGCTTATGGCCGCGACAGCGGCGCTAGGCCGGAGGCCGGCGTTGTTTTCCTGACGGGCGGCTCGCGGTCCGGGGGGTCGGTGAAAAACTGGTGCACGATCATCGACGCGGATACCATCGTCCTGGTGCGTGACTTCCCCAGGATCGAGGCGGAACGCCGCGTAGCTGAGCAGCCGAACGCGGGGCGCGGCATCCTCTATGCCATCGAGCCGGAGGCGGTGCCCGTGGACGTTGACGCCCTGGCGGCTGAGCGTGCCAGGCTGGTGGCCAGGCTGGCCGAGATTGACGGGCAGCTTGTCGCCAACGCCGCGGTGTCGTCATGACCCCCGACCGTCTGCGCCAGTGCCTGAACCTGATGGGCTGGTCCAACCGTCACCTTGCGCTCATGCTCGACCGGCCGGAGAGCACCGTGCGGCAGTGGCTCGCCGGCGCCGTGCAGGTGCCGGTCGACACGGCGGAGTGGCTGGAAGCGCGCGCCTGCCAGGCCGCGACGACGCAGCCGCCTGGTGTCGACATCAGCGCCGCCGCGGCGACCCTGCGTGACCTGATGCACGCCGGCCTGGTCGGCCCCACCGGCCACGCCCCAGCCCGGGAATACAACAACGTCATGGCGGCGGCTGCGCCTGGCGAGCGCCTGGCCATCGTGGAAACGGACGCCGCGGGCTACCCGCTTATGGACGAGCCGTGGAACGCCGTCCGGTATCCGGACGGGTCCGCCTTGATCGTCACGCACGTCCGCGGGCGCGATACGGTGGATTTTTGGAAGGCTGTCGACACGCTGCGCGGCTTCGACGTCGTGCGGGCTGGGGTGGCGTCATGAGCGCTACACCAGAGGGCGCCCCGGCCATCGGGTCGCTTGTGACCGTTCCGTTTGGCTCACGTGCCACGCAGCTCGCCCTGGTGTGCGGCTATGGCGTCGACCGCCGCGGCAAGGTGTTGATCAAGGTGCGGGCCTGGAACGCGACGCAGGGAAAGTGGATGCCCAACCCACGGCCGGTGCCCTACTCGGCTGAGTGGATAAAGACCGCCCCAGGCACTCGGCGCCCGGGACCGGTGCCGCCGTCGGCGTGACCGCCACCGCCTGAAACAAAAAGCCGCCCTAGAACGGGGCGGCTTTGTCGTATCCCCGCGCTGGCGGGGAACATAACCGGGCGTGTCGTACGTCCGAAGTCGGATCATCCCCGCGTTGGCGGGGAATGTAGGCACGTCGGATTACGTTGCACAACGATCCGGACGCCGTCAAGCCGGTCACCACCGCTCGTCGTCGACCCGGTCGTGGATCACCCATTTTCGGCTGATGCCAACCCACGTTGCGTGGAAGTATCCCTTTAGGTCAAGCTGTAGAGCTTCATCCGCGTGTTCTGGTATTGACTGCACAGATACACGTACACGGCTTCTGTCATACACAAGATATGCGCTATGCTCCCCGACTATAGGGACCTGCACCTTGACGACTTCCATGACACACCCTCACTCCCACGGCTCCACGCGGTCTGCGTAACGGATGTGATGCCCGGCCTGCATCAACTCGATATCTTCGAGCCGGACGGGCAGCTCCGGCAGGGCGTGGCTGCCCGGCAGGGCGGTGCAGCAGATGTCGAGTGCCACAGCCCGGCTGTAGCGCCCCGCCTGTGACAGGCGCCTGACGTAGCCGTTGCGGCCGGGCCCCCACCATGCCGAATGTTCGTGGGACCACACTAGATAGGTGTCAGCGCTCATCGCGCCCCCCCTTTCTTCCTCGGCGTGCACCAGGCGCGCCAGATCGCACAGGGCCCGGCTCGTGGCGTCATCGGCGCCGGTGAGCACCCGCCACGTGTGCCGGCGGTGCTCTGTCCATGGGCCGGCGGTGTGGAACAGCAGCACCGCGCGCGCCAGGCGTTCGGCCGGTGAGATAGAGGCGCCGGCGCTCATTGGGTCGCCTCGCCATTCTCCAGTGCAGGCCTATCGGTTTGCCCCAAAACCTCGGCGGTTTGCTTTCTGGTAAATCCGGTTTTCCTGGGCGGCTTGACCGTCAGCCCGCGGCAGGTGCGCAGGTGCACATCAAGCGTCGCGTTGCCGGCTCCCCGCAGGTATGCCGGCAGGTTGGCCGATGCCGCCGCCCATGCCGCGCCGGCCTGCAGCAGGGCCGCCGCGTCGGCCGTCGATGCGAGCTCGTGGCCGCGGACAAAAACTCCGGGGGGTTTTTTGTCCGTCGCATCCGGCGGCAAAATCTGGGTGCCGGCATCCTTGGCGATGCGGTCCGCCGCGGCCAGCTCCAGCCAGTCGGCGATGGACAGGTCAGCCATCCGCGCCGCGGTGCCGATCGCCTTGCGCACCGACGTCTTGACGCCCTTGATGGTCATCGGCGCTCGCTCGTTGTCATCGTCAGACATCGCGCTGTCTCCCCTTGATACGGGAGCGGTTATACCGGGGGTTTATCCGGTTTGCCCAGCCGGTGCGCCGTCCAGGGCGTCCGCCAGGTCGCGCAGCGCGGTGGCCAGGCTGCGCGTATCGAGCCGGCCCAGCGTCAACGTCATCCGCAACTCGTGCACCTGCGCACCTGGCGCGCCGATGCCAACGACGAGGGTGCGCTCATCGGTCGGGCCATACAGCAGTTGCAGGCTCGAAATGGGCCCTCTCACAGCCCCGACATCCCGCGCAGGACCCAGCCCAGCGCGATGCCGCTCGTCCACGCAATCGCCAGCGGCAGCCAGCGCAGGACCAGATCCAGCCGCGACGGGCGCGACGGTGGTGGCGAGTATGACCACGCAGGAACCTGGTTCACAGGCGCCCCCTGTGGCCCGCCTGGGGGCCTCCGGCACCTGCCCTGGTAGGGTGGTAGCCCCCAGACCACGAAAACCGCCTGGCGACCCCTCCACGGCGATTTTTCCGGGTCATGGCGCCACCACCGCGCAGGCGAAGGAACAATACCGGGCCGGGCCGCGGTAAGGCAGGCCGCACCCCGCGCACCGGCGCAGGGCGGCCAGGTGTTCAAACGGCGCACACCGTCGGCAAGCGCGCTGCGTCAACCGGTGGTGCTTCCGCTTCGGTCGCTTCGCTGCTTTCGCCATCGGCTTACCTCCTCGCCCGCCTGATGACGGGCGATAACCGCCAGATCGCCGAATAGGACAAGTAATAGAACGCCGCTGAACGTGTTTCTTTGCCACCTACGCGGCGCAGAAAGATATCATCAGTCAAATGCCTGACGCTTTCCACGTCGCGCGAAGTATAGCGGGCGTTTTTTTGGTCGCGTGGCGGGGCAAATGCTGATGCAATCCGGAACACTTGCCACAGCGAATACGGGTCTGTTCTTCCCATATACACCAGAACAGTGCCAACCTCGACTTGCGCCCGGTGAAAAAACACTTCGTCGTCGATCGGCTCCGGCTTGACCTCTGGCCGCTCGCGGGCCTGCAGGGCGGCGCTCATGACAGTCCCACCATGGCCGGCGGTGGCAGCACGAGCGGCCGGACCTGGTCGCGCCATAGGTGCAGGCAAAATGGGTGGAAGTTGATGTGCTGGGCTGTTGGCACGTGCAGCTGTATCGCCGTCTCCTCATTGCGAAAAAACAGCCGTTTGATAGTTTCCATTTCATGCCAATTAGGACAACGATTAGCACGCGAAACAGAAACATGATCCCAGCCAAGCCCCGTTGACGCTATTACCTTCAGTCCGCGCCCATCTACCGGAGACGGGACGATGAACACGCCACCGTCTATTGCTTCAATAGCCAGTCGAAACCGCGTCAACTTCGCCATGTCGTCCATTGCGCTGTCCTTTTATGACAGATTGGCATACGGGTTGTGACACGACTACCGGCGATTGTGAAGGGTTGGTTTGCGGTGGGGTGGCCGCATCGGTGCGGGATTTCTCGGCATCGGTGCGGGATTTCTCGGCATCGGTGCGGCCACCCTGCCGCACGAGTTTTCCACAGAAACCGCCCACAAGAGGGGTAAGGGGAGATATCTAAATAATCTTTCTCGCGCGCGCGTACGCCCCCGCATTATGCGCGCGGCCGCGAGGCGGCTTGATTTATAGCATCAAGGGTGTTGTCATTATCCATCAAGCCATATGGAGGATATCCACACATGGTGATGGGCCAAAAAAAGCGCCCCTGCGCTACCCTTAGTAGGCAGGCCGCAACCGCACTTTGTAATTTTCTGGAGGCTATGGAAGGGGTGCCGCCGGCAGCTAAATTAGAGCTGGCTTGTGCCATAGAAAGCCGCGTGGGGCCGGATGCGTGGAAGGGGAATTGGTTCTTCATGATGGTGGATATGTTTCGCGTCCAGAAAATACAGGAATGGATAGCAACAAACTCCCAGCGTCCAATGAAAGGGGTGCTGGTGTGGACGCGGTGCATGAAAAGTGCCGACATGAACGACGGAGAAGCAAAAATAGATCGGGGCGCATGGGCTGATGAACTCAGAATTGCGCCAAGCGATGTCAGCCGCGCCCTCGGGGAACTCGTAAAATGCAACGCACTTATACGTATTCGTGACGGCAACAAGTACCGATACTTCGTTAACCCCCGTGTGGCGACAAATATAGCGGGAGAGGACGAGCGCACCGCCAAGCAGATCGCCGCCCCCGAAGTCGCAGGGATAACTGGCCGTTTCCCGGGTCCGCAAATCCGTGTGGTGGGCGGCACCGCGGCGTGACCGCCCCCACCCCCGCCCCCGACCCTCTCCCGCATTGGACGGACCAGGTGCGCGACGACGGGGTGTACGTGACCTGCGTGCCGTTTCAGAACGCCGCGGGCGATGAAGCATGGGTTGCCGTGCGGCCTGGCCGGCTCCCCGTGCTGCTCTGCCCGTGCTGCGGCCGGGCGATGACCACCCTGCGCGCCGCCCAGCTGGTGGCCGATGCCGTGTTCCCGCGCCAGGCGGTCGACGACGGCCAGCCAGACGAGGCCCAGGAATGGCGAGACTTCGACCCCGAGTGCTGAGAGGCTGGCCCCGCTCACGATTTCGTGATCTTTCGATTGACACCACCCCCCGTGGCGGGCGATCAGGGGGCATTCCAGCCACGCCGCATTGCGACTTCCCGGGACATCGACGCCGACGCTACGGACACCTGGCGCGCCGCAGGGCGTACTCCGCGTCAGCCAGCACGTACTCCGCATCAGCGAGGTCGCGCTGCAGCGCCGCCACGCGCAGCCCGGCCGCCAGCACGTCGGCCTCCAGGCCACCGCACGGCGTCGGCCGGACATCGTCCGACACGGTGAAAATCTGATGCAGCCTCTGCAGCAGGGTCACAGCACAGGCTCCCCTCGGTCCAGCTTCGCCAGGTAGGCCGACAGGGCCGCCACCGCGTCGCGCGCGGCCGCCAGGCGGTCCGTGTAGCGCGGCCCGCGCGCCGTGCGCTGCAGCGCCGCCATGGCCGCCTGGGCCTCGCGGGCGAAGAAGCGCAGCCGCTGCAGCTCGCCGGCCTCGGAGCTGGCGCCGGCCGCGCGCACGGACCGGGCGGCTGCGTCGTCGTAGGCGCGCACCAGGGCGGGCGGCGGCGGCGGCACGACGGGCGGTGCCACCGCGGGCCGCACCGCCCGCGGCGGGGCTGCAGGGGGCGGGGCGGCATCAACCGGCGTCGCCTCCGGCAGCGCGCACGCCGCCATCATCAGGGTCAGCGCCAGCCATGCCCCTCGCTGCGTCATCGCTTCACCTGCACTGGCCTGTTGGTTGCGCGGTCATACAGAAACCCCAGCCGCTCGCGCTCTACCGCCAGGCTTTCGCGGATGGCTGATGCGGCGTCGCGCGCGGCGTCCTGCTGCCCCGTCAGGGCGCGCAACACGCCTTCGATCCTGGCGAAGTGCTCTTCCGCGGTCGCGCGGTGCACCAGGTTGTCGCGTGACGCGTCGCCCAGCGCATCGACCCGCGCCGACAACCGCACCACCGCGTCGTGCGCCGCCACAGCCTCGGCGATCAGATTGGCGTTGGCGCTCTGGTGGTTCGCCAGCAGCGTCGCGGTGGTTGCGATCAGGCTGGCGACGCCACAGATGGTCGCCGCCACCCACCAATAGCGGCGCAGCATTTCAAAATTCGCCACGGTGAGCAGGCGCGGGCCGTCGCGCGTCCCGTCGTGCGCGTCCTCGTTCCGATCGTCGCTCACGAGGGGCCGCTTTTCAGCGATGCCAGCGCCTCGTCCTTGCGCGCGCTGCCAGCGCTGGAGCCGACCCAAAAGCCTATGACCTGGCTTGCGTTGGCTGATGCCGCACCCAAAACCAGCGACAAGATGGCGACGGTTGATGCAGGCAGGTCGCCGCGCATCGTCAGTGCCAGCGCGATGCCGGACAGCACGGCGTAGGTCAGGATGGTAATCACGCTCACCACCGGCGCACCCCACGTCAGGATCGAGCGGGCCACCGGCTCGCGTAAGGCGAGGGCCGCGCGCAGCCGGAGCACGGCAGCCGGGTCCGTCACGCCCGCGGCTTCGCACGCCGCGACGATCGGGTCTGATGTGTCTGTCATTGTTCGCTCAAAATAAAACGGTGGTGGTGCTAAAATGTCGGCGTCACTTATACCATCGTCCGGCACGATCCTTGACCCATTTCGTCAGCAATCTTTCAAGCATCAAAACGGTGGGCGCCTTCGGGGAATTCGCCAGGTACGTGATGGGCGTGCCTGGCGCGGCGTCGGCCACCTGATGCGCAATAAGAATGACATCATTCGGGAAGGCCGCCCGCAGCTCCGCGAACGCCGCGGCCGCCCGTGCAGACGGGACCTGGTTCGTCATGGGGTCCTCCGGTTGGATGATGCGGCATAGCCCAGGATGCCGGCGCAGCGGCGGCAATGGCTCGTCACGCCGCGCGCCAGGTTCTGCGGCCGGACGGCGCGCACCGCGCCGCACCGGCATCGACAGACCCAGTACCCGGACACCAGGCGATGAAGGACGGTCCAGCCGCCCACCCGCACGCCTGGTGCGAGGATCACCCCTCGGCCGGGTTGGTCAGCATCCTGCGCATAACTGCCAATGCCTCTTCCCGGGTCGGCTCGCGACCGCCGCCCAGCTTGCGCAGGATTTCTGTCTTGATGTGGTCCGGGGCTGTTTTGAGCAGGTGCACAGCCCCCATTTTCTTGGGGAACTCAGGATCGTTCAAAACCTCTAGCAGCACGTCGCTGGCAGAAAAGCCCTCGTTGCTCGCCCTGCGGCGCGCAACCGCGACCATGGACCCAAACTGCGCGGCCGCCAGGAACGCATCAGAGCGTTCGCTGTCCGGCTGGAACAGCCAGACAGGCTGCACGTGGTCGCCGTCGTATTTGTCCCGCATGTTGACGAGGGAAAACGCGCGGCAGTCATAGGTTCGGCACGCGCTCGGCCGGTGCTCGTGGATGGTGCAGCCGTCCGGCCCCAGGTGGACGCATGCGCCGTCCTCGCGCTTGCGCAGCATCAGCACGCCATCCCGCGGCACCAGGTCCATGTGCATCAGGTCAATGGCCGTTTCCTTCGCCGGGTCGACGTCCACCCCGGCGTGGTAGCAGCACTGCGTGCACCCGCGGCACGGTACGTCGAGCTGAAGGCGCGTACCGGCGCGCTCTGCAGCGATGGCGTTTTGCCACGCGGTCAAAACCCTAATCGGGTCGCCGCCGATCCTGGCTGGCTTCACCTGGTCATCAAGCAAGTCGCGATATTCGGTATCGCCCCCTACTCGCCCCTGTCGTCGCTTCGCTTCACCCATAGCCTTCCCCTCTATGTTCACCCGCGATAACATATCCTTATCACGTGTGAGGCGGGGGTGCCGCAATCGCCTCGCCCAGCTCCTGCTCGATACGGACGGCATCCAGGCACATCGCGAACAGGCGGCGCGACCAGCCGTGCGGCTGGCCATAGGACGCGCCGAAAGCCTGCCACTTGCCGCCCAGGCTCGACAGGTAAGCCAGGTGCCAGGCTTGGTATTCGCCGGCCGCCTCTATGATCTGGTCAGCGGTGCGCAGCCTGGCGACCGCGGCCAGCGTGACTTTGCCAACCACGCCATCAGCCGCGACGCCGACGGCATGCTGCAGCCACCGCCGTGGGTCGCCGCCATTCACCGCGCCATCAAACGTCAGCAGGGCCGCCCACGGTGGCAGCAGGTGGCAGCCCCACCACCGCCAATAGCCCCAGAAATAGGCTTCGACGCTCAGTGCCCGGTCGAGGTCGCGCACGTCGCGCGGCATGCGGCGGCGGACATCATCAGGCAGCCGCGCCAGCGTCGCCGGCCAGCTCTGCGTATCGTGCCCGTATTTTGTTATGCCTCCGGTGTCCTGCTTGTCGTCAGACAGAACACCCTCCGCGACAAGCACCCAATCAACCACGCGGGTGAAAACTTCGTTGTATGTGATTGGATCGTTCACGACTTAGCCCCCCTGGTCCAGTGCATTGCGTGGCCGCAGTGTCGATGGGTCGGGGTGCAGCAAATTCATCCCGCGGTCCCGGTCGATGCCGGCCTGTTTGCCTGCCTTCATCGACCCGATTGCGGCCCGTCCGATGGTCACCGCGGCGCTGCCCAACGGGCCCAGCGCGGCATTTGCCGCCACGTGCGCCACGGTGCTGCCCGCCATGCCGCCGGCCAAACCCTTTACGGTGTCCCAAGTATTTTGCACGGTATCGCTCCCGGGCACGCTCGCCAGCTCCTTGGTTGTGGCGGAGCGCCGCAGATCATCGCGCAGCGCCCACAGCTTATCGAGCACGTCCGGCGGTATGTGCTTGTAACCGTTCTGCACATGGCCGGGCATGTCGCGCCCTTCTACGATGTCCTTCATGACACGCTGGACGCGCGAAAACTGGATGCGGTTTTGGCTGTCGTAGAAATCGCTCTCGTGGCCTCGCAGCGTTTCCATGGCGTCACGCTTTGCCAAACTTGCAGCCGTGTTCTGCATGTAATTTCGATATCCAGGCGCACCGGTTTCTATGGCGGCGTCTAATGTCTTGATGACGCCACCCAGCTCGCCCTGCACGTGGACAAGGTTGCGATCCTGGCTCTGCGACTGCTTCGACCGCATGCGGTTCAGATCTTCGCGCAGCCCATACAGCGCCTCTGGATCGGATTTGAAATTTCCGTCGGCGTCGCGCAGCCTGTCGAGCAACGGCTTGATGTAGCTCTGCAGGTGCGTGTTTTCGGAGCCGCGCGCATCGCTGAGCGTCCCCTTGATTTGGTCCTCTACCGCTTGCATGGCCGGCGCACCCACGGGCTGCTTGCCATCGAACGCCGCAGGGTAGTCCTGGGCAATCTGCGCCTTGGTCGCTTCCTCCTGCCGATACAGCTGCACTTTCGATGGGATGATTTCGTTTTGCAGAAAGGCCTGTCGCTTCTCGTTGTTGCTCGTAACGATGTCGCGCGCCTCTTGGCTGACTTCCTGGCTCCGGATGCCAAGCGCCTTCAACTCGCGCGCAACCGCAACGCTTTGCTCTGCCTCTGCACTGGTAGGGTGGATGCCCTCTATATGTATGGTGCGGTCAGGTCCGCTTGGCTGCGTCTCGTTCAACCTGGCCCGCTCCGCCACGGACCGGTGCGCCAGGTCCTCCGCCAGCGGCACGGCCGTGTCGCCCTCCGTCGCCGCGGCGCCGGCGCTGCGCGGCACGGGCGCGTCCCATCCCCGGTTTTCGTTGGCCGGCGTCCGCGGCGCCGTGACGGGCGGGGCTGGTGGCGCGGCTGGCTTGGGCGTGTCGGCCCCTTCTACGAAGGCCTGCAGGGCGTTGGCACCGCCGCGCGCCACAGCCCGCGTCCCGGCTCCCGCCAGGCCTGCGGCGCCACCGGCCAAAATGCTGCCGCCGATCTCCGCCGCCGGCTTGGCCCAATCGGGCGCAGCCGCGGCAGCTGCATCGCCACCGATGGCGCCACCGGCGCCGACCAGGGCGGGGCCCGCCAGGCTGCCGGGCCCCAGCGCCATGACAGTGCCGGCGCCACCAACGCCGAGCCGCGTCAACCGCTCCGCTTCTGAGCTCGGCACGAACGCCGGCGCGCCGATCGCCTGGCCCAGGGCGTTGACGGCCCGCGTCCCGGGCTGTGCGACCTCGTCATCAAGCAAGCTGTGCCGCTGCGCGTCAGTGAACCGCTGGCCGCCCAGCAGCGGCGCCACCGCGTCGTGCGCGAACACGCCGCCGGTGAGCGCCATCTTGCCCAGGTTGCCGACGGGGTCCGACAGGAAATTGCCGACGCTCGCCCCAACGTCCGTCAGCCCAGCCGCCGCGGCCCGCGCCAGGCCTGTCGCCGTCGTGCCGCCTGGTGCCGCCGGCGCCGCAGCTGGAGCTGATGCGGCCGCCGCCGGGACCGGGGCCGGCTGCATCAGCGAACGTACCAGCGCCTCGCCTGCCGCGTGGTCCGGGTCAACGGACGGCGACGAGCCGCCCGGCTGCGCCACCGGTGACGCCGCGCCGGCGAGGGGCGCTGACCGGGCAGCGGGCGCCCGCTGTCCGGTCAACGAGCGCACCAGCGCCGCGCCCGCCAGCGTGTCGGGATCGGACAAAGCGGGGAGGGGGGCGGCCGCCACTGGTGTGTCTCCTGGTTTGGCAAACCTGACCTGTTGCCCGATTTTCAGATTTGCGATCGGATAGGCGCCGCCCTCGTTCTGCGCGGGGCTGAAGTGCATGGGGTCGCTTTTCGGGCCGGTCCATGCGCCGCCCCAGCCAAGCCCCCACTTCTGCGCCATGTCATAGATGTCGGCCGGCAAGTCGTTCTTCCCGCCCCGCCCGTTGACGGGGTTGGCGTCCGGGTTGATGTCGATGGCGGCGCCGCTGCCGTGGTGCGATCTGATGTGCGTGCCGGCAATAAATTTGTCGTGGTAGCCTTGCACGTCCGTGAATTTGTAGCCGGTTCCGCCAAGGTCGTTGAGAAAACCTGTAAAGTTGTCGCGGTATCTTTGGTTGATCGTAAACTTGTTGCCACCGACTGTGATTTGCGCCAGCGTCGGGATGTCATCGGGCGGCTGTGGTGCAGACAGTCCGCCAACGATACCAACCATTGACGCCAGCGTGTCGGCGTAGCGCGGATTTTCCGAGTTGTAGCCCATCGCCGTCAGCGCCCTGGCCTGTCTTACCGGGTCTGGGATCGCAGAAGCGCCGGAGTAGCGGGGCGAATTCATCAGGTCGACGTAGGCCTGTGCCGCCGCCGGGACATCCGGATAGCTTGCCGGCTGCCCGCCTGGCGATATTCCGAACAGGTTGTTGTTTCTGTGACGCTTGCCCCAGCCGCTTTCGTAGGCTGCATGCCCCAGCACCAGGTGAGGATGCAGCCCGGTGGCCTGCGAGATGTCATCGCCCAGCGGGCCATACGTCGACAGGAAATCAGTCTGGTCCTGCGTTGGCATTTTACGGTGCCGCGCCTGGCAGGTTCAGCATACCGCTACGATGCGCGATGGCCGCGGCCTTGAAGAACCGCGCGCGCTCGGCCGGTGTCATTTTTCCAAGCATTGATTTTGGATCGTTAACATTCAACTCCGCCGGGGTGAACATATCGGCGGCGAAACCGCGCTGGTCTACTGCGCCGCTGAATTCTGCGGAGTGCCGGCCGTAGCCCAATCCGGATTGGTCCTTGTGCTCGCTCACCTGCGCGATCTGCTGCCGCTGCCGTCCGATTTCGTTGCGTAGAACCTCGAAATTTGCGGGCGTGCTGATCGAGGTTCCGGCATTCGACGCCACAGCCATCGCCCGGCCTGCGTCGGTGCCGCTCGCCGCGCCCTGATCGCCCGCATATTTCTCTGTGTATTTGCGGAACAAATCGTAGTTCTTGACGTCGTCGACAAGGCCCCGCGGCAGCAGCCCCTGAGCCGCCAGGAACGAATACATGGCGTGCGTTGTCTCGGTCGACTTGCCCGAGTTGGTCAGCCGCAAGGCCTCGTATGCGTGTTGCAGGTTCTGGATGGACGCGTTTCCGGTAGCCACCGCGGCCTGTGCGGTTTTGAAGTTCGCCACGTCCGCCGCATTGTCGGCCGTCGACGTCGGCGACAGGCCGGTGACCACGGACCCGGCCGGAGGACCGCCGGGGACGGGCAAGCGCGGCTGATTGGTGGGGCTCGGCGGTGGTGCACGACCCGCCGGGCCGGTAAGGTCGCCACGGCCCTGGTTGGCCGCCTGGCCTGCCAACGGCGTAGCGGTAGGGGCGCCGGTCGACGTCACGCCAGGCTGCTGCGTCAGCAACTCCGACCGGCTCGGGTATGTCTGCACCGGCGCGCCACCGGGCCGGAACCCGCCGCCTTGGATCGGCGGTGCGATCACGCCAGGCTGGACCTGCTGCCCGTTGTTGACGCTGCCCGGCGACCCGTACGTCTGTTCTAGCTGCTGCTGCGTCGACGCCGCTGTCATCTGGTGCTCACGCAGCCACCGCTCGCGGCCTTGCGGATCGGCCGGCATCGTCGACATCTGCCGCTGTACCTCGGCCATCGTCAGCATGCCGCCGGCCAGGCCTCGCTGCAAAATGCTCATCATGGACGCGTCGCTGAAATCACCAGACTGCAGCACGGCCCCGGCCGTGGCGTTGACCCACGCCAGCTTTTTTTCGACCTGCGCAAGCTGCGCGTCCGATATCGTCTGCGTCGCACCAAGCCCAGACTGTGCCGACAGCGCGGCGACCGGCCCGGCCTGCTGCAGGTTTTTGCGGAACAGCTCCGGGCTGAATTCGCCCGTCTTTGGATCAATCGCGGCCTGCTGCGCTTCGCCAACGGCCTGCTTTGCCTGCCACTCGCGATTGCCCCACATCTTGCCCGCGATATCCTGGCCGGCGCCGTAGGCGGACAGCAAATTAGGCGACAGGCCCTGCGGGTGCGCGATGCTGTTGAGCAGGCCACCGCTAAGCGGATTATCAGACATCTACCTCACCCCGTCGCTGTGCTGCTCATATCCCGCGGCGCCGTGTAGCCAATCGTTTTGCCGCTGCTCAAACCGTTCTGCATGCCGGAGTACTGCAGATAATTGCTGATGCCGCTGTTAACGGTCCCGGAGACGGAATTGTTGACGCCCATCGTCCCGGCCGCCGTCGCCTGCCCGGCTTGGTTCAGATAGTTGCTGCCCGCAGCGGAGGAGTATGTCCCGGCCTGTCCTGTCTGCGCTGCGGCATTCTCGCCAACGCCGGCCGTACCGGACAGGCGCGTGTAAAGGTTCTGCGCGTTGGCCTGCTGGCCTGTATTAAGATTTATGAAATCCTGAGATCTGGTCTGGGCATTTGAGAATTGTTGCTGATACGTGCTGTCGGACAGGCCGGTGGCGAACGTCGCCGCGCCTCGCATGGCGGCCCCGGACACGCCAAGCCCGCGCGCCGCGGCCGCGCTCTGTGTGCTCTGCAGGCCGGTACGCAGGTTGAAGCGATAGCCCGGCGTTTTCTCCAGCTCGCTCTGCGTCATCGTGCCGGGCATGGCGTCCTGCGACATCTGCAGGTAATTCGGCTGACCCGTCGTGAAGCCGCTTTCGTTCAGACCTTGCAGCTGGTCTGCGGCGGCCTGGCCAGCCTTGTTGTAGGGCGCCAAGTCGCCGCGCGTGATGCCGTATTGTTTTTCTTGCAGGGCCGCGGCGGCGTTGGCGCCTTTCGCCGCCTGGCCCGCCGCCTTGCTTGACGAGTAGGCGCCGATGCCGGCGCTGACGACGCTGGCCCCCGCCGCTACCATTGCGCCAGCGCCCATGACTATGCCTCCGCTTGGATGTTGAGCCGGTACAGCTCGCCGTCTGGCTGCGCGCCGAGCCGTCGGTAAATGGTGCCCATCCGCGGTCCGGAGCCGCGCGGACCGGCCCGCAGGAACAACTCGTTGATGCCGCGCGATTTGAGCGCAGCCAGCGCAGACCGTTGCAATTTCATTCCAAGCCCCGGCGCGTCCGGAGACGCATAAAAAAACGTGTGAACTGACGACATGCGTGTTGTGTGCTCAATCGTTGGCGAAAGCACAGTCACGAGGTAGCCGAACATGCGGCCGTTTGCCCGCGCCGTCATGACCTGCAGCGCACCCAAGTCGTCCAGCGCTTCCAGCAGCGGAATGTTTTTCGTGCCCGCATCATCCGGCGCCTCGCCGACCTCGACCAGGTGCTGCCGGAACAGATGCTGACCATCCTGATAGAACTGCCTGAACGTCTCGGCTGCGATCGTCATGCCGTCGGTGCTGACCACCTGGCGCGCCGCCATCGCGGCCCGGGTCTGCTGTGCAAGGGTTGATGCCAGCCGCTCCAGCTGCGGCCGGTAGGCCTGGCAATACCGCGTCATGGCAGCCAGGTTGACCTGCAGGTTCACAGACGACACCTGCGACCACCAGGCCGGATCGTGGCGATAGGGCAGGCAGTGCTCAAACACCGCGGCGCACGTCGCCTCGGTGGCCAGCTCGGCGAACGTCACGGACAGCGCGCCAGGCCAGCGGCGCGCAATCTGCACCAGCTTGGCATCAAGCCGATACATTTCCGCCACCAGCAGCGGCACGTCGTAGTTGATGCCCAGCGCGAGCAGGCTGCGCACGACGTCCTGCACCGGACGCCGCACGACCACGACGCGCGTGGACGGGGCCAGCCTCTGCAGGGTGCGCCACCATGGCGCTGCCGATGTCTCGACCGTGCCCGTCATGGGCAGCGTCAGCCACGTCTCGATATCGGCCGGCGTGCGCAGGTGGCGCGCCTCTTCATGCGTGCACGTCCAATCGCGATACGAAAGATAGAGCGACAGCCAATACGATCGGCAGCGCGGCAAGGTGAAGATGACGAACGGGCTCACGCCAGCACCAGCACCATACCTGGCGTGGCAGCTGGTGGCGGGCTGCCTGCATCGGCCGTCAGGGCGTCAAGGAACCCCTGCAGGGAACCGGACGTCCTGTCTAACCACGACCCGGCAGAGGCGTAAGTGTCGGAGACGGGTGCCGAAACAATCTTGTACCCGACATTCATATATGAATAGTAATACCCGCCGGCGTTGTTCGATGGTCCTAAGCCCGTGAACCCGTCGGGCACAGGGGTGGTACTACCAACGGATGTACCAGCCGCCCATATCAAAATGTCGTTTGACAGAGCCGTGCTGGCGTCGATGGTGACAATTCCACCCCCCGTGCCTGCGGCGGGCGTCACCGTCGCGGGCAGCGATGCGTCGGGGTCAAACGGCGCCGCCGTGTTGCAGCCGCCGACACCAAACGCGATGCCCGACAGGTCATCAAAGGCAATATCGAACGTTGCCGTTATGACCGCGCTCGTAAGCGCATCCGGAGCGACAGCGCACCACATTTCAAGGTTGCTCGACTGGCTCCCGTGCGAACGAACGCGCCTCGTGAACGTCAGCCCGTCGCTGGTAACCCCCGTAACGACCGGCGGGGCATTCTCCGGATATAAAGTTGCAGGGCGCTCCGTGTAGAGAACCACACATATAACCGCCGGCGCTGTGGTCGTGAGCGCTACGCTCGCCGTGGTGTTGCTGGATGCAGCGTGGATTGCGGAACCAACAATGCTGAGCGTCATCAGGCGCGCGCCGCAAGGATGGTTATGCCGATGTCGGCCAACGTCGCGTCCTGTGTCGGCGCCACCAGCTGCAGCACGTCGCCGGCCGCCAGCGATCCGCCGGCCCCCGCCAGCGTCGCGGCAAAGTGGGTGCCGCTGGTGATCGTCACCGTGCCCAGCGCCGTGATGGTGTTGCCGCTGGTGATCTTGTTGAGCGTGAACACGGCCGATGCCGTCGGCAATGTCGTGTCGTAGACCGTCGCCCCCGCCAATCCGGCGGGGATCGTCAGCGCCACCGGCACGGCGCAGTTGAACACCGCCCCCGTGGCGGGCTTGCCAGGCAGCACGAACGCCACGGGTACAGACCCAGCTGCCCCCGTCGCCCCCGTCGCTCCTGTGGCTCCAGCTGGCCCCGTGGCGCCTGTTGCACCCGTCCCACCGGCACCCGTCCCACCACCGGACGGACCCGTGGCGCCTGTGGCTCCAGCTGCCCCCGTCGCTCCCGCCGCGCCGGTCGCTCCCGTTGCCCCCGTCGGCCCGAACGCCGCGGCAAAAGCGGCAATCTGCGTCAGCGTGGCAGCCAGCGCCGTCGTCACGCCGACCCGCGCAAGAGGTACCATGTCCGTCCCCGCCAGCGCGCCGGCGTTGATCGCCGCGGAAATTTTCACATCAGCCATGTCAACCAGTCCCCCAATTTGTGGCGCCATCCTCGGTCAGCCACGCACCGGTGCCATCCTCGAGGCCCAGCGTCCGCGCCGGCGACCCGACCATCAGCACGCCGTCGTTGACCCACAGCACGTTGCCGCCCGGGTCCACTGTCGGCAGGCCGGCCCAGGCCAAGGCGACGATGTGCGCCAGCGTGTCGCCAGTCACCCGCGCGCTGACCTCCGCGGCCAGGCTGAGCGTAAGCGTGGCGACCGCTTCGCCTACAGCACCGGTGCCGGTGGTGCGGTCGTGCCGCCGCGCTGCCGCTTCATCGGCGATCGCCTGGGCAAGCGCCGTATCAGCCGCCACCCGGGCCGCCGCTTCCGCGCCGTCGCCGTTCTGCCGTGCGGCCGCTTCCGCCGCATCAGCTGCCGCGCGCAGCGCCATCTCCGCGGTCACTTGCGACGATGCGGCGGGCAAAGTCGCCCCGGTCGGGCCGCCCGTGCGCGCGTAGAGCGCCAGCAGGAACGAGCGCCACACGGGGTTGATGCCGCCCCCCTCGTCGACTAGGGCCGCCGACGGAACGCCGGCGCTCAGCTTCCCGGCCATCGTCAGTTGCCAACCGCGATCCAGTGAAATCCATATCCGGCGACCGGGGTCGCCGATCCATTGTTTTCTCGCACCGTCATGTGGACCTCGCCGCTAGTCGTCGTCGACGAAGTCAGGATCATGAACGCCATAAACCCCGTACCCCCGACTGATGCCACGATGGTGGGTGGCGTGGCGAAAGCCGTCGCAAACGTAACGATGGCTATCCCGTCGCCGTTCGTGATGCCAAACCCGTGCTCGATCCTGGCCGGCGTCCCGCCCGCCCCTTCGGCCAACACGGCGCGGTCGTGCTCCGCCACGATGGCGGCCGACAGAGCTGTGTCCGCGGACAGCCTGGCCGATGCCTCGGCACTGTCGGCCGCCGCCCTGGCAGCCGCCTCGGCAGCGTCGCCCGCCACGCGCAAGCCGGCTTCCGCCGACACGAGGCCGCCCATGCCGAGCAGCCCCGCCGCCGTCGCGATGTCGGGGGCGAGGCATACCGGCGCCATCGCCGCAGACACGGCGGTGCTGCTGACCTGGTCATAGATCAGAGTGCCGGCCGCATCCTTGAGGATGAAGCGGTATTGCCCGTCTCCCCACACGACGCAGCGCCCGGCTGCGTCAAGCACGATCGGGTTGGTGTTGAGCGCTGATGCAGCGGCATCCTGCCAGGTCGCTTTCAGCGTCAACGTCCCTGGTATCAATGTCTGCAACGAACCGCCCGAATACGGGTGCCCGTTGCCATCAAGGAATTGCAGCTCTGCAGATGGGAGCGGTGCGGCCATGTGTGCGTCCTACGATCCGGCGGGGTTGATGGTCAGCCACGCGCCCTGCAGGGCGGTGCGATAGGGCGAGCTCCACGTCAGGACAAACACCCGGTCCCGGGCCATGCCGAGACGACGAAATTGCACGCTTACCAGCGTTTCACCGACCGCCCCCATGCTCTGCAGGACGGGGCTGCCGTAGGTGTGGCCGCGGTCGTCGGACCACGACAGGCCTATCCGCGGCGGCGCGTCGCCGACCTGCACCATTACGTTGCCCCTGGTTCATAGGTGATCCACGCGCCCTGCAGCACCACCTGGTGCGCCTCGCTCCAGGTCAGGACGAACACGCGATCCCTGGCCATGCCGAGACGCGTCCACTTCATGGAGACGGCATATTCCCCGCTCAGCCCCACGGATTTCACGACCGGGTTGCCGTAGCTGGCGCCGCGGTCATCGGACCACGCCAGGCTGCAGCCGATGGACGTCCCCGCCACGCTGACGGGCGGGATGGCTTCCCGCCATAGGACCTCGGCGAGCATCTGCAGACCACCGAGAGGCGGCGCGGGGTTCTTTTCAGCGCTCTCCGCCAGCGTCTGTGCCGCGGCACCAGGCGGGACGGACCCAGCCCACCAGATGACTTCGGCGCAGACGTGTGCGGACGCTACGCCAGGCGCAGCCGGCGCGCCGACAGCCTCCGCGCCAACCTGGCCCGCCCGCAGATCGGTCACGCCGTGACCCGGTATCCGGCCTTGATGGCATTGACGCCGGCGACCGTCCACTGCACGCCGGTGGCCGGATCGACCTCATAGACCTTGCGCAGCTGCGCCGCCGTCATGCTCAAGACGGTGGACGCGCCGACGTCGACAGACCCGCCGGATTTCAGCACCGACGCGCCGGACCGCTCGCCCGCGTCTGATTTGAAGATCAGCGGCTTGACGTGCACGCCGTAGACGATGCCCAGCGTTGCTGGGATGTCGCCCATCTCGAATGTGTCCTGTGCCCCCACATCCGTGGCGGAGTTGTAGTCTGTGAACGGCACCGGCGGAACCTGGCCACCGTTCAGCCAATTTGCACCGTTGCCGTGCGGCGTGAACGCCACCGCATCATCCGCGGTCGGGAAGAGGCTTTGCACGCGCACGTCGCCAAGGAAGCCGTTCCACGGCGCCGCCCCGGTGCCGTCGCAAAAATACCAATGCGCCGTCCCGAAAATGTTCTGGTTTGCGCCACCGGCAAGCATGCCATAACGGCGCACCGTCGCGGATGACGACGCGCCCCTGGTCTTTACCCCCGACACCGACAGCACCACGACCCCGTTAACCTTGACGACGACAGACCCTGCAGTCGCATGGATTACCGCGCCTATCTCGATATATTGCCAGCCCGACATGAGGACCGACAGAGGCGGCGAGGCTCCGACCGTCGTGCCGCCCTGGAAGTTGTACGCCGGGGAAGTCTGCACCTGATCTGAAACGACGCTGATGGAGCCGGTCGCGTGGAACCGCACGCTAAACTGGTGATTAAACGAGGCATCCGTGAACACATAGCCGAAATCTTCAAACCCGTAGCCGCTTGGTTCACCTGCTGCCCCGCCGGGGCTGGTGCGGGCGCCAAAGAAAAATGACCCGACCTCAACCGGCAAGGTGCGCAAAATTGGAAGATAGCTGCCGCCACCACGCATATAATTGTCGCCGTATATGCCGCCCGTTTGTATCGCAAACCCACTCAAATTTCCGGCCGGGGGCGGGGTGATGAATAGCCCGTACGTGATATAATCAGCAATATTCGTCGAAAATCCAAACCCCTCGCTGTCGATGAGCGCCATGCTAACCGCCTGCCCCCGTCTCGATATCAGCAATAAACTGCGAGTAGAACACGCGCTTGCCATCATCCAGGATGTGCGGATATGCGCGCTGCCTCTTGATCGCCGCGCCGTTGTCTGTGTAGCAGGTCAGGTCAAGAGCGTAGAGCATGCCCGTTTGCCAGTCGCCACAGACCACCGTGTCATAGGCCCGCACAGCGCAGTTGGCGCGGTGCCGGTGCTCGGCACCATCGCCGTCAAGCCATGCCAGCTCGTGCCACAGCTGCGTTGTGATGTCATAGGCCCAGCTCTTGTCGGCCGTCGGGAAATTCATAACGTAAAACGAATGCCCAGCAATCTGGTAGGTGTATCCTACACAATCTGAAATCTTGGCATACGTGGCGAATTCAGCTTCGATAGCGTATGTCGAAATTCGTTTCGCCTGATAGCCGGCCCCCTCCAGCACAATGCCCTGGCCGCGCCGGTCCTGCGACAAAAAATAGACCGCATTGTCGGTGGACGCGATTGAGTATTGCGCGCCGGACCCCTTGTCTATGAAAACGCCAGCCATCGCCTGGAAAGGAAAATCAGCCGCGCCGGTATTATACCATATTTCGGTTGTCGCCTCTCCGATCAACCAGACTTCCCGCTTGGCGACGACGAGCGATACCAGCAGGTCATTATAACTTTGCTTGTTCGCAAACCACAACGGATCGAACTCGACAGACAGGGACTGAGACACCTGAAATTGCGGAGTGCCTGGCTTGTTCACAAGGAAATAGGTATCGAGATAGTCAACGCGCGTCGCGCCGGTGAAAATGCTCTGATATCCCGGCACCGTGGTCGCGAACGCCTTGACCTCACTGTCGCCCCACGCCTGCCGTATCTGCGTCGACACCGTTGACCAGTTGGTGCCGTCGTTAGAGCACTGGATGACAAAATCACGCGGCGCCTGGTTCTGATAGACAGAGCGCGCCTTGACGTAAACCGTGTCTACGGCACGGAAAGTGCCGGGCCCGAAGTCGTATTGCCACCATGCGGCTTTGCCCGTGCTGGCCCAATACTGCCAGCTGCCGTCCACCGCGGCGGAGGCCGGGCAGCCCGGCAACTCATCGGAGGCTGATGCAGTGCCTGACCCGCATTGGTTGACGCCACCGTGCGACAGGCTGACCTCGTCGAAGGCGATGTGGAAGCCCTCGGCGCTGGCCGACGCGTCAATGCGCCAATACCGATACGCCTGCGGGTCCGCCGACAAAACCGACGTAAGCTGATTGTCTGACAGCCTCACCTGCCAGCCGCCCGGCGTGCCATCGACGATCATCATGACAAGCCCGTTGTCGGCCATGCTCACGGGGGTGTTGATGCCGCCGGCGATGGTGCCCAGCTCGATGGCTCCCCATCCCCTGTAGACGGCGTACACACCGGCGCCTGACACGACGTAAAGCGTCCCGTTGGACGCCGTGTAGACGCCGCGCACGGGCGCCCGCGGCAGAAGGACGAGGGGCCGCAGGCCTGGCGTGGGATAGAGCGTCACGGTTGGCTTTTCGCCGGTCGATGATGGAACGCTTTCAGAATATAAGTTAAGCTGGCGTTGCGCGCTGGCGATCACGCTGCGCGCCTCATAGGCGCCGCCCGTCAGGCGGACCGACGGCATCTCACCACTGCCCCGACTGGAACGAACCGGAGGAACCTGCCGCCATGCCGGAGCCGCGCCTGCCGGACGCCCCCGCCGGCATGCCGAGCCGCGGCATCTGCGTGTTCGCCACAAAGATGGTGTTGCGGGCCGCCCTGGCGCTCGCCAATAGCCCCTGATCCGGCGGCAGGGCGTAGGCCTGGCGCAGATAGACAGCCAGGCTGTACGTCAACGCCAGCTCATACTCCGGCGGAAAAGCCAAATCAGCCTGCAGCCCAACGGCTGATGGCAGCTTGGCCTTCGTGACGATGTGGATCTCATATTGCGCAGCCGGCGCGATCGGCCAGACGTGCAGCACCCCGCCCGGGTATGCGCTCTCGTAGTAAACGGCCGATGGGAACGTCGACAGGTTCTTGATGGCGACGACGGCCCAATCCTCCGCCGCGTCGATGATGGCCAACGGCGTGTCCATGGTGGTGGGGCCAGGCGTGTTCAGCATCCGGACGAAAGCCGCCTCTAGCTTGTCCGGCCTGGCGATGTCGAAATCCCCGCCCGGCATGACGGTATAGGTGGCGGCCCCGGTGGAAATCAGCGGCGTGTCGACGTCGGTCCAGACCAGCCACCTTTTGCGCTGCCACTGCGCCAGCAGGGCGTTCAGCGTGCCCAGGCCTAAATACAGGTCCTCCGCATAGATGGTTTGCACCAGCGACACGGCACCGGCGTTGATCAGCGCCGTCCGGATCAGATCGGCGGCAATCATCAGCCCTCACCTTTCGGCGGTGCTGACATCGCCGAGAAGATACCGCCGCGCCTGGTGGCCTGCGGCTGCACCGCCTGCGCCAGCTGCGTCACGCTGTTGATGATAGACTGCAGCGACCCCTGTGCCCGCGCCGTCACTGACGGGTCATCGCCGAGCGCATAGAGGGGCCGCAGGTTGGCTGCCAGGTTCCAAATCAGCGCCGTCACGTATTGGAGGGGCAGACCAAGCACATCAGTCAGGTGTGCGTACTGGCCCAGGCTGGCCTTGGCGGCAACATGCAATTCATAGAGCGCAGAGGGCGGAGGGTAGAAGTAGATGGTGCCCGTCGCCCCTGACTGCGCATCGTAGAAATAGCTCTCCGGCAGCCCGGCCAGGCTTTTCGCCGGCATCCTGCTGTAACCCTCGCGGCTCATGAACGGATACAGCGGTGTGTCGACGCCCGTACTGATCAGCCGCGCGAAAGCGGCGTCGACCTTGTCTGGGCGCTGGCCCGCAAAATTCAGCGTGAACGCGCCACCGATGCCAACCGTATAGCTGACCGCGGCGGTGGACGCTGCCACCGCCTCGACAAGGTCGAATACCAGCCATCGATTTACCTGCCACTCTGCAAGTATGCTGTTCAACACTGTAAGAGCGTCGTTTGCATCCTCGGCCATCGGGGTCTGACCGACGCCGGTTATCCCCGCTATGCGCAAGCCGAATGTGACCAGATCACCAACCGTGTTGATCATAGCGGGGGTTCCTCGTCGACGTCAGTTGGCCGCCAGACGCACGGCAAGCTGCGGTCGGACCGCTGCGTAGCCGTAAAGAATATCGAGGCGGCAAGGCAGTACGTCATAGTTGATGTCGTACTGACGCACGACGCGGATTGCCAGGCCGTCCTTGCTGGCGCGGCTCGCCATATCAACGCCGCGCGGCATGACCAGGTCAGCCGTTGCGAACGTGAAAGCGTCGGGATGGTATGCCAGGCTGGTGCCGGCGGCGGTGCTGGCAGTGCCGGCGAACGTCACTGCAGCGGCATCGGCGGGCGCTGCGCTGACGTTTTTGTAGGCCCCGGTAGCGACGATGGCGGGAGAGATTGCCAGCGTGCCGGCGCCGCCAGCGTGTGCCGCGGTGAGCACGAATTGCTGAAGGGTCGACGTCGTCACTTTTGTTTCTGGGTGCACTCTGTAGACGCCGGCGATGGTGAACACATCGCCAATGTTTCCGACGCCTGTGCCGGTCTTGACAAGCAGACCAGCGCCGATCTGCGACGCTCCGTCGACGACATAGGCGGCTTCTGCGCCTCTGGTGAATTGTGACAGGTGCGTATTTTCCGCAAATTCAAATCCTGCGGTGGTGCCCATGACGCCGTCCGTGTACTGGGCAGCGATCTTCTGGGAGCTCTGGAACAGGCCTTTCAGGCTGTCGACCAAATCCACGTTGTCCTGGGTGTTGAGCCTGATCTGCCACTGCTTGGACTGCGGCGTCAGGTTGTCGAGGAGCAGCTTGCGCGCGGTCAGTATGTTTTTGAAGGTCTGCGCGGCGGTGTGTCCATTGACCTGGTTATATACCGAAGTCAGCATGGACAAAGCGTCAGCCTCGATACTTGCCGCAAGGACGGCAACGGCAGGTTCAATAAATCGTTCGCTGAAATCATCGATTTTCAGCGTCAGCTCTGCCGTGCTGAACGAGAAATCAACGTGCTTCTGAGTGTTGACCACCAACGTGGTGTTGGTTTCGACGCTGTTCTGCACTGCAAGCGTCGGCCCGGTGGACACCGTGTATTGCGCAGGGTTCCTGATGCGGAGCGTCGTGCCGATTTTAGCGCCGGCAACCGCAAAGGAGCTGTCGTATTCCCTATTGATGGAGCCTATGAAGTTCAGCTTCTGATGAAGGATCACCAGCGCCTTGGCGGTGATCATATCGATGGTGAGAAGGGTATTTGTGGCCGCGGCCATGGCTTGACCTTTCGCGAAATCTGCGGGCTGGCCCCTCACTCGATGAGATATCGGGGCGTATCATCCGCCGGTCGCGAAAGTCTGAAGCCGCAACGATCCGGTATGGGGCACGACACACAGAGGTTAGCCACCGCCTCCGGTTCGGTCAGGGGGCACGACACACAGAGGTTAGCCACCGCCTCCGGTTCGGGTTTTTAGAAGTGACGACGGTATGCTTGTCGTCTCGTCTCCTTGCATTAAAGCTAGTGGGCGCCTCTAGCTTTCGCCGCGGTGACGAAGCACCAGGGACAGCGGCAGGGAAGGACCGCCCGGCGCCCGTGTCCGCATTCAGTGTAGCGCTACAGCCCGCGCCGCGCCATTGCTTCGCGCTGATACATGTCGACAAGCTGATCCGTCGTCATCCGCGTCGGGTCGACTGTCGGCTGCACGCGACCATTGCCGACCGTCCGTGGTGGCGGTGGCGCGCGCGACACGTTGCGCAAGGTCGGCAACGGCTCGTCCTGCTCCGCGCCGACGCTCGCAGCGAACCTGCCAAGCGCCAGGGCGCGACCGGCCGCGGTGCGCGTCTCGGCGATCTTTCGCAGCTCTGCTGGATCATCCGCCAGCGCGGCCGCAACGCGCGCGCCGCCAGGCGTTTCAACCAGCAATTCCGCAATCTGAGGATCAGCGCCCATGGACATCAGGCTTGCGCACCTGGCAGCCCAGTCCGGATAAGCCGCGCGGCCGGCGCTGTGGAAATCCTCCACACGCACCGCCACACGCTCGCGCGCCCGCTCCTCCGCGACACGCCGGTCGACGATGGCCTGCATTTCCGGCGTCAGCTGGATGTCTGGCGGCTCCGGCGGCGCGCGGCGCCGCATGTCCTCCAGCTGCTGCGCCAGGCGATCGCGCTCTGCGTCGCCGGCCGCCAGCTTGGCGGACAGCGTCGCCCAGCGTCGCTCGTCGCGCGCCGACCTGGCCGCGTCGGTGTCCTCTGCCCTGGCGTCGGCCTCCGTCGTGGTGTCGGCGGGGGTTGATGCCGGCGCCGGGGCAGGCTGTGGCGCCGGGTCCTCCGTTGGTCCGGCGCCTGCCTGTTCGGTCGTCTCGCTCATGTGGGTCCCTCGTTATGCCGCGGGCGGCTCATCAACGGGGGCCGGCTCGTCGACAGGCGGCGTATCGACAGGCACCGGCACCGGCGTTGTCGTGGTGGCGCTGCCGATGGCGCTTGGTGTGTTGGCCAGCACCGCGTCACTCAGCTGCTTGGTGTTCGTGGTGAGCAGTCCCAGCAGGTCCTGCAGTGCCGCCGGGTCCGCCGACTTGATCGCCTCGGCCAGCCGCGCGCTCAGCAGCTGGAGCAGGGCAACAACGCCCTGTTCAACGGTGCGCTGTTCCTGGATCGCAAGCGAAATGTCTGTGAGTGTTGCCATGATTTTTTCCTGGTAGACGTTGATGCGTTGCAGGCACGCCAGTACCGCCGCGCTGATGTCGGACGGTCCGCCACCCGGCGGAGCCGGTGCCGGGTGGTGATGGTGGTGCAGGTCGATGCGCAAAGCTGGCGCTCCGGTGATGGGCAACAAAAAACGCCGCCAGGCTGATGCCGGGCGGCGTTGTGTGGGGGCGGTGGCCTACTCGTCGTCTGGAGGACCAACCGCATTCGGGTCCTGGAACGGCCGCGGCAACTGGCCCTCGTGCTCGTGCGTCCAGGGGTCCGGCGTGTTCGGTCCGTAGTTGAGGGCCATGTAAACTTCGCGGTTCAACGGCAAGCCCCTATCGAGCATCCGCCGCAATACGGGATGGGTGCCAATCAGGCTTGTCAATTCCGCCCGCAATTGCGGTGATCCTGGATCGGGCCTCGTCGCCATGAATGGTTCCCTTTTGGTAATCGTCCCACACCTGCTTGACGCGGGCAGCGAAACCAACATTGCGCTTGTCCCCAGCTGAAAACAAGCCTCGCCCAGCTTCCCAGGTTATCGACTGCATTTCACGCGGAAGTATTCCGCGCTCCGCTGCCGCTTGCCTGTAAGCATCGGCATACAGGCCATATAGCCCCCTACTGCCTGTCCCTGATGCGTCGGACGCGCCTCCTGTCCCAAGCCCCTGCTTGACCTCGATATGCTTCCCGGACAGCGGACGCAGCAAACCGGCCGCAATGGCGTGTGTATCAATCGTCACGTCACCAAAACGGGAATTGGGCGAAATGATGTTATTATAGAAATTCCTAACCTTGTGGTTGCCGCCCATGCTCCGCGATATGTTCTCAAGGCTATCGTCCTTGATTGACGATATGGCCTTGCCGATCTCATCGAAACCTGACCAGCCTATTTTTTCCGGGACGCCTTTCCCCGTCAAGGAATAGCCCGCCATGTTCCCTTCTGGCGTGACGATCCGGTATTGCCTCGGGTTGTGCGCCTCGTCATAGAGCCGCGTCCATATCGCGCGCTGGCCCTGGTCGCGTATCTGCGACAGTGGGCGGCCCTGCAGTTGCCGTATCTGCTCCTGCAGGTCATCCGCCGCAGCAATCTGGTTTTCAGGGTTCTTCGGCTTGGATTTGGTGCCCCTGTCGTTCCTTACGCTTTCAATATACTTTTCTGCATAGTCTTTCATGCCAGACGTCATTGACGAATTGCCCTGGCGTTGGTCGATGTCGAGCACGCGCCGCGCCAGGCCTACGTTCTTGAACCAGTCCATTTGGGGGCTTAGGGCCGCCAGCGCGCCCGCTATGGCGCGCGGGTTCATGCCGTATTCAGCAGCCCAATCGTGGGCGATCCGGAAGGCGCCGTCGTACCACAACTTGCTGCGCTTCGCGATTTCGGGGTCAACCGCATCATGCAGGCCAAGGATATTGTCTTTCAGGTGCGAAACAAAAGCGTGTGACACGTCCTCCGCCGACGCGCCAGGCTCCGGCATCCTCACGCCATGGTACTCTTGCAGCAACGTGGCGTTTTTTGCATAGGCCGCGTGCGACATTCTGGAGCTGTCGCGCCCCACGATGTAATCCGCGCTCTGGTGGGCGATGCTGCCATCCTGCCCGCCCATCGGGACAGACCACGGTACCCTGGTGCTGATGCGCTCATCCTCACCGGCCGCCCCTGTCGACGCGTAGCGCCTGGCGCTGGCCAAGGCGCGCGGCGACATATCGACGCCCGCCAGCGGGTTGGTGGGGTCCGCCGGGATCGGCGGCCGCGCTGCCGCCGGCACCGTATCCGGTAGCCCATCCTCCAGGGCGTTGGACGGCGCCTTCGCCTTCCGAGACCGCGCCCCCAGCGCGCCGAAGGACGCTTCACTGTCGCCGACCCCGGCGAGCAGGTTGCGCCCTGTGAGCATCGACAGCGCACCGGCAGCGTCGCGCGACACTTCGCCGGTGGCCGGTCCGTCCGCCAGGTCAACGCCGCCCTGCAGCATGCTGCGCGCCATGTTCGGCATGGCCCAGCGCAGCGCGCCGCTGGCGTTGTCGCGGGCATAGGGCAGCACGTCACCGTACGTCGTGCCAGGCGCCGGCTGCAGGGCACGACCCACCGCCGTGCTGCCGACCGGGCCGACCGGCGCGGCCGGCGGTATCATCGTGTCGACGTCGTTAACGACGCTGTTGCCGCGGTAGTCGTTGGCGCCCGCCCACACCAGCTTGCCCGTGCGCCGGTCCCGCGCGTAAGGCAGCAGCCCGGCGTATGGGTCACCCAGCTGCGAGGCCTGGCCGAACGGGTCCGGCGCCGACGTCGTGGAGCTCATCCAGGTGTCCAGGGTGTGCCATCAGGATTGGCGGAGTAGCGCGTGCCATCCGGCCTGGTCCCGTAATGCGGCGCGCCGTCCTGACGAAAATACAAGGGCCCGCCCGGCCAGCCTTCCGGCAGGAAGGAACCGACAGCGTAACCACCGCCTGCACCATCGTGGAACATGGCGCCGGCGCCGTCCTCGCCGCTCGGTAGCCGCGTCATCCACCCGCCAGGTGGCGCGCCTGGTGGTGCGTTGCCGGTGTTCCCAGCGCCACCGTGCGATGCGAGGTAAGCCAGGCCCGCCTTTGTCGGCAGACCGGTCGCCGGGTCGACCATGCCGGCCGCCACGTGCTCGCCGTGGTGCTGCATCAAGTAGGCCTGCAGCGGATTATCGACCGGGGCCGGGCGCTGCCCGCCCTGCGCAATCAGCTGGCGGAGGGCGGCGCCGCGGTCGCCGTCCTGGTCAAGGGGGTTGCTCCCGCTCATTGTGCCCTTACCTCCGTTGCGTGTCGTCTCGGCTGTCCGTAGATCGGGTGCATCATCGGCGCCGGTGGCGGGGCCGGTCCGTCAGGCTCCGGCCCGCCGGCGTCGTCACCAGGCGGCCCGGCGCCCTCCGGCTCCGGCCCTCCGGCGTCGTCTTGCTCACCATCAGGTGGCGCCCCGATGCTCTGTTGATGCGCGGCGTCGGCCGCCTCGTGCTCGTGCATGATGGGCAGCGCCGGCATGCCCAGCATTTCGCTCAGCATGCTGCGGACAAGCACCTTGAAGGCCGCCGGATCGCCGGCGCTGATGGCGGCCAACCGCCGCGTCTCGGCGTCGTAATCCTTGATTATGTGGTCGTTGCCCTTGTCCTGCAGGTCGGCAGACAGCCCCGCCACTTTCTGCTGCGCGGCCTGCATCAACTCGTGGAATTTGCCCTGCATTTCCTGCATTTGCTGCTGCAGCTGGGCGACCTCCGGAGGCGGGCCATTTTTGTATTGCGGCGGTAGCCCCTTCCTGAGCCGTTCGGCCAGCTCCTCGGCGCCCGGGAAATCGCTGTTCTGCGCCCAAAAGTCTCCGACAATCTGGAAAGCCGCAGGGTTCTGCTTCATGATTTCGGAGAACGCGTTGCTGGCTTCCTGCCGCTGCGTGCCGTAGGACGGCCCGACATCCGCTTCGATGCCGTAACTTCCGATTGTCGGGTTGAAGATGACCTTCGGATTGGGGCTATCGGGGTCTGACTGCAGGGCGTCGGCCTCGCCTGGCGATACCGGCTGCGGTCCCTCCGGCCCCAGCGCCACGTGCTGGTGCGCCTGCGGTGCGCTCGGGATCATGTGGATGTCGCTTTCGCTGCCATCCTCTCCCATTACTTTCATTACGCGCGCGACGTCATAGACCCTTGGGATAAGATCGAGTATTATTCTACCGACTTGGCGAATACCTTTCGCCTGGTTATCGATATAATGATAGGTCGCATTGTCGCCCTGGCGCTGCCTGGCGTTGATGGCCGACCCGGACCGCTCGTTGCCAGGCTGGCCCATTTCGGCTTGATACTGTCCCGAAACCATCATCATATCGTCGCGCGCGATGCTCATGCCCTGCACGTAGGCCTGCGCCATGGTCGGCGGCTGCGAGCGCTGCGGCGGCGGGATTGGCCGCCCCTCTTCGTCGATACCGTTATAGACCAGCACTGCATGATTTTCGACGTTGGCGGTTTTCCAGTCCTCCATATAGCCGGCCAGCGCTTGCACCGTCCCGACGTAAGGCGCCTTGCTCTGCAACGCGACGTGTTCAACGGCGGAGGAGGACCAATAATTGTACATCCTCTGTGCATCAATGAGCGCCCTTGTATGGCCCTTGCGGTCCATTTCGTCGCCCGAAATGATCTCTTCACCGATAAACGGAACGATTGGGATGTATCTTCCCAGCCATTTGCCGCGGTGCGTGATCTTGTCTCCGGAAATCCGGAACCATTCGACCGAATGAAGCGATATTTCGCGCTCCTGGACGATGTATGGCTCTATCGCCTTGCGCTCTTTCGGCTTCAGGCTGGATTTCCGCCTTGTCGACCCGTCCGACAGCAGCAGCAGCGTGTCGCCGCTCTCATTCCGGCGCCAATACTCGGCCTCCCGAACGTGGTCTATGTTGTGCCAGTCGTCAGCAGGGCCAAAACCGACCGATGATGGCGGTTTTGATCCGTCCGCGTCGTCATAACGGTCTTTTGGGATGTCGTTGAACACAAAGCCGAAATTCATATCAGATTTGTCGTATTCCCGCGCGTCCGGGTCGAGGTAGACGGTCCGCGGGTTGGCAATCCTGCGGACGAAAATTTCCTGGTCAAAACTATCATCGTCCGCGTAGTCAGTAACTACCCTGACGTAGCCTATACCGGTTTCTACCTGATGATAGATGGCTGTCGAGTAGGCGTCCGCCGCCTTGCTCTGGTATTCGATGCGTCGGATCAAGCCGCTGAACACCTGCGCCGCGGCATAGGTGGCGCCGCCACCGGTTGGCGTGACCTTGATGGCGGCTTTGTGCTGCTTCGCGTCGTTGACGATCTGCAAATTGTGCTGGCGACACCGGTTGTGCGTCAGGCAAGGCCGATCACCCCTCGCCCTCAACACGGCCTGGTCCCACTGTGCGCTGTTGTAAGCATCGCCGTTCGCGAACCTGGCATCCAATAGAGCGTTGGCGCGCGCCTTCGCCTCCCACTTGTCGCACCTGGTGAAACGCGCCTTCGCTTCGGCGATGATGCCGGCGTCGTCGTCAACCGGGTCCGGCGCGTCGGTCCGCTCGATCAGGTCCAGGCCCATCATGCCCCCATCCATCCGGTCGATGCGCCGACACCAGCCACCAGGCGCGGTCTGTAGCTGTCGATTTTGACGACCTCTGCCGTCGTCTCACGCAGCCCCATGGCCAATGTTCTGAATGCGTCAGCGCTGTTGTGGACGATGGCGCCATTTTCGAGGGCGAAGTACTCGACGCCCGGGACTGTTATGTCCCAGGCGTCGGCGCGTTCAGCCAAGCGCTCGACGCGCTCGATACGAAGCGGCCTTGCAGTTTGCAGTGCAGTACTTGCCTTGGTTACCAGACTTACGAATAACGGCATCAAACGGCTTACCGCAGAAAGCGCACGGGATGGTTGCCCGCTTCCACTTAGTCCAAGACTTAGACTTTTCAGCTTGCCTACTGTGCCAAAGACGCCCCTCATCTGACCCGTGCCACTCGGCAGCCTTGGCTCTGGCGGCGTCGCTGAAGTGCTCTCCAGGCGCAAGCGTGGCTCTTTTCCCGGCGCGCCACGTGAGGGAAAGATGTTCTGTAGAAGGAATGCATTCCAGGTTAGCAATGCCGTTGTTTGCGATGACATCATCCCTATGGTGGATGTGGCACCCCTTTGGAATGGGACCAAAAGCAAGGGTCCAAGCATCCCGATGAAGCCTTTTGCCGCCCTTCGCAAAATACCTCTCACCAGGCCACAGCCTGTAGAGGCCGCCATCAAAGTACTGCGTAAGGGGGTCAAGGTAGATTGGATCACTGTACCCGTCTGCAGGTCGCTTGCGGATGTCCACCCGCTTTCCGTCAGAAATAAATGATCCGGCGTGCATCTCACCGTGTAGCCGCCGGTGAACACCACCCCCACAAGATGGGCATTTCTCAGCGTGATCCTTGGGTTTCGATAATGCTTCCAGCCACATAACGTAAGAACCTCTCCAAAATCAGGAAGGTCCATCATACGACACATTCCGTGACGTGTCAGCACTTTTGTTTCACCAGCGAAGCAATGTGACGACCAATCGTGCTTTGGCGTGTCGCGAAAGATACCGGCCTTGTCGTTATATTCCCGGTGGTAATGCGCCAGGCACTCGCGGCCGCGGCGCGTCGTCACACGGTCGAACCAGCACCGCGCCATCAGCATTTTCGCGGCGTTTATGCCATCGTCCACCGCCTGGCGCGGCAGCACGCGCACGCGGCGCCCGTTGGCGCGCAGCATTTCCTCGCGCGTCTTGCCGGTGCCCAGCTCGCGCGCGCCGGCGTCGTGCGGCAAAAGGTCAAGGTGGTATCTGTATGGTTTCCGATCGAGGTATTGCAGATAATGGGCCAGCGGCTCGCCGCTGTTTTCGTAATAGTCGATGATGTGCACTTCCTTGCCGACCAGCTGCGCGCACCAGACCGCCGTGGCGTCACCTATGCCAAGGTCCCAGCCGGTCCACACCGGCACGCTGGGGTCGTAGGGCACACCACAGACCCGGCCGCTGCTCTCCAGCTCCGCCAGCTCGGCGCGGTAGATCGCACCCTTTATTGCGGCGTCAAAACTGCACTCCAGCTCTTGCTCGTATTGGTCGGCGGTGAGCATCCGCCGCATGTCCGCCAGCTCGCCCGGCGGCAGCAGGCCTGACTGTGAGGCTTTCAGAACTAGGCTGTACCACTCTGCACTTTCCACCGCCTCGGTGTAGATGCGGTGAAAATCATTTCGTCCTTTTGGTGTTCCGATAAAGGTTGCTCGGCCGTTCCTGTCGGCCAGGCTCGGCCTTAATACCTCCGGCCAGGCGCGTGGGTCGATGTCGCCGTATTCGTCCAACACGATCGCATCGTTATAGCCGCCTCGCAAACGGTCGTAGTTGTCAGCTCCATACAATCGGACGCGGGCCGCGTTCGGGAAAACCACCATCAGGTCGCTTTCCCGTTGTTCTATTCCCGGAATGTTGGCGGTGAACCGTTTTAGGTAGGACCACGCTGTGTCTTTTGATTGCGCGTAGGTCGGCGACAGATAACTGAAGCGCCCTTCCGGCAGCTTGCACCTGGCCGCCCCGTCAATCAGATCCATTACACAGCTGACCGTCTTTCCGGCGCGCCGATGCACCACCAGGCACGCCCACCGCTGCTTGCGCGCGTGGAACGGCACAAACGCCGGCCGCGCGACATAGCCCAAGTCGATGCGGCGCCGAGGGGCTTGTGCCATGTCGGTGCTGTGGGTCCTCGGTGTTGGTTGATGCCAGCCACGCCACCAGGTCGACCTGGCGCGGGTCGTCGATCAGGTTCACGGGCTGGTCACGGGGCGGTCAGGTGGATGCCGGCGGCCCGCAGCAGGTCCAGGGCGTCGTCCAGCTCGATGCAGTGCTCCAGACCCTCGCGCCGGTCAGCCGCCACGTCGTGCCTGGCCAGCGCACGCAGCACCACAAGCAGGCGCCTGGCGCTGGGCCACTTGTGCCCGGGGCGCAGCTCCAGCAGGTCGGTGGCGTCACTCATAGCGCCGCGACCAGCTCCGGCCGCCTGGCGCGCTCGGCGTCATAGGTCGACGGCTCTATCTGACACCGCAGCCCGTTCCAGTTGTAGGACACGGCTCCGCGCAGATACTCGCGCACCGCCGCCAGATCATCCGCGCCCGCCTTGCGGCGTTTGCGCCAGTGCTGGCGGACCCAATGCAGCAGAGCGTCGCGCCGCTGCTTGCCGGGCGGCAGGTCACGCAGGCGGAATACCTCACGGACGCCAATCGGGTCGGTGATGAACCGCACGCGCGGACCGGTGCCCTCGCCTAGCAGGACGCTCCAGAGATACCGCCGACGCAGCGCCAGACCGGCCGCCATGCGGCACCGCTCCGTTACGTTAGCCATGAATTCCACGTCTTTCTGCTCGTCGCCGAACCACCCGGGGTTTGGTGCCATAACCCAATCACCAGGAACATCCAGGCGCATTCCGGTAAGCAAGCATGGCGCCGCAACGGCTCCAGTTGGGAACAACAGATACGGCTGCACGACGGGAAGCTGGACACCATCAGGCTTTGAAAAAATGTGGTGTATTTCCATCATGCGCGGTGTGAACTTCCGCAACCGGCCGCGCCACTCCGATGGCACCAGCGTTTTCATGCGCATGAACGACCACGTGCCGGCAGGCCATCCGTCCTCCTCCCGTGCCCTCGTGACCATGCGCACATCGAGCGGCCACACAGGCTGGTCGGTTGGGTCGGCCGCCTTCAGAATATACGTGGTGGCGTCGTCCTCATCGAAATCCTCCGCCACGCCGTCGATTATCTCAAAGCCGTCGAAGTCACGCGTTGCCCTGGCGTGCCACTTCCTGGCGCCGCGATCCACGCCGCCCCAAACCTCGGAAAAATCCGGCCCGCCGCAGCTGGCATGCGCCAGCACGGTTAGAACCGTATCGAAGTCGAAAGATGACTTATTGAGCATCCGGGCTTCCCTTCCCGTTTGTTACGTTACGAAAGACCCACCAGGATAACCGCCGCCTGGTGTGGCGGGTCGTTGCGTGGTTGACGGTTTTGCCTGGTCGACCGGCGTGTGGGGGTGTGATCTCATGCACGAGGCCGGACGGTCGGCCTTGCCCATGCCCGGGGTGGGGGGTGGGGGTCGCCAGGCCCACCCTCCACACCAAAAAATTCCAAGCG